GAATCGCGCCGAGATAACCTATCAATATGTAGCGGGAGCAGATTTAACCACAGAATACGGGGTGGGTTGGTATGGCAGTTACGAGTGGGGAAAATGAGACGAATCTTGCAGAGATGAAGGAGAAGAAATGTATATTTATTACAACCCGAATCCTTCTCAAAAACGAGTCGGTGATTGTGTTATTCGCGCTATAGCAAAACTTACGGGGAAATCTTGGGAAAACGTTTATATCGGCGTGGCAGTCGAAGGGTATAGACTGAACGATATGCCTTCGGGCAATCATGTTTGGGGAGCGTATTTGAAAAAGAATGGTTATTATCGGCGCGCTCTCCCCGATACCTGCCCCGATTGTTATAGCGTGAAACAGTTTTGCGAGGATTATAAGCAAGGGAAATATTTGCTTGCTACTGGTTCCCATGTCGTCACAGTAATTGACGGTAATTATTATGATACTTGGGACTCCGGCGATGAAATCCCAATATATTATTGGCGAAAGGAGGAAACATAATGCTTCCATTGAACGCAGCTCAAACGTGTTATTTGCCGCAACAAGGAGCGCAACGGCAAAGTCAAGGCGAGATGTTTGCCGTTTCCGTGGCGGGGGAAATGGGCGCAATGTCATATCCCGTCGCTGCGGGGAATACGGTATTGGCTTTTGATTGGAATGAAAAAATGTTTTGGGTGAAGACAACGGATATAAACGGTATGCCTCAACCAATGCGAAAATTCGAGTTCACAGAAATAATACCGCAGCAACAGCAAATAACGGGTGATACCGTATCACGCGCCGAGTTTGACGAAGTGCAGGCGAGTTTGGCAAAGATTATGGATATGTTGAAAGGGAACGAAAAGAAGGAGGTGACATGATATGAATTTCATGGGAATGAACGGGATGAACCCTGCGTTATTTATGCAGAATTTCGCCGCTTTTGCAAAGAATTTCGGGCAAAGCAATCCGCAGCAGATGGTACAAAATTTGTTGAACAGCGGGAAAATGTCGCAAGCGCAATACAACCAACTCCGTAGTATGGCGAATCAGATAACGGGCATGAATATGTAGGAGGGGTAAGAATGGCGCGGTATGAACTGACGGATGAATTTGTTTTGCTTGACGAAACTACGGGTATTGTCGTGAATATCTCCAATACTCCCGTAGAACTGTCTTCTACAGGCGTGCGCAGCGACGGCATTATCCTATATCCGCAACAGCGTTACAATCTTGCAGGTACTATGTATGCGGCAAGAGAAGCGGGAGCAACGTCCCCTGCGACGGTAGCGACGGAAAAAAACGCAAGAGGCAGTAGTGTTGTGGAATCGGTGGGCGATAGTACGACTTGCGCCGCAGGTTCGCTTAACGCCATAAACGAAACCCTGCGTTTGATTTATACGGGCATTACCGGATTAGACGCAGGAACGATAAGCAGCGCTACGATAAGCGGTAGCACGATAAGCGGTGACGGCAAATGTATTTTGAAGTTAGATGCCGGTGGGGTTTATATGGAAGTAGAGGACGAAGAAGAGCCGGTCATAGCAGGAGGAGAAGAGGAAGGGGAACCACATGAGTAAAAAATATTTGGCGACGGAAGAAACGCATGAGAGGATAGCGGATGCGCTCGAATTATTAGACGAACGAATGGACAAAATCGGGATATGCTCCGTACATTACGGTTGTCGAAGAAACAATGCAGATTATAAAGTGGGCGACATTGCTTATAGTTACAATTTACCACCTTACCTTCGACTTGAATGTGTAAAAGCAGGAACAACAGCTACAACAGAGCCTGATTTCTCCGGAATTTCCGGGGGGGGGTATAGTAGCTGATGGTTCTATACTTTGGATTATTGATGATATAAGAGATGGAACTCCCGTAGGACAAGTTAGAGCTTCTATGTTTGTGCCTGCGGGATATGTGAAACTTGAAGGCGGGACGGTAAATAGGGAGAATTATCCGCGACTTGTAGCGTTGGCTGACGCTTATAGTCTTTGGACGAGCGACACGGCGAATAATCCTGGACTTTTTGGCGAAGGTGACGGCTCTACCACGATGGTATTGCCGAATTGGACGGGAAGGATGGCACAGTTTGCCAGTACAGCGGGAGGTGCTGTGGAGGCAGGGTTGCCTAATATTACAGGTAGTGTTGGATGTACTAATGACGCTAATGCTGGGATTACTGGTGCGTTTTATGGAGACTATTATGCTCCAAATAGCGGTATTGTATTCCTGCCGAACAATGTGTATGTTTCAAAATTTGATGCCTCTCGTTCAAGTTCTATCTATGGCAATTCTACAACAGTACAACCCCCAGCAATAAATGTATTTGCTATAATGCGATATTGACTGCTGCTCCTTTCTGGAGGGCAGTCTGGAAAGGAATGATAAAAGTATGGTTGAAGCAGGGCAATATGTAACAGACGGAACTGTAACTTGGATTGTTACGGATGTAAGAGATGGTGCGCAGGTTGGCGATATAAAGATGTCGCCTATTCTTCGCAAAGGCTATGTAAAAGCAAATGGCGCACTTCTTACAGACGCAAAAACGAACTATCCCCGATTAGTGAATTTCGTGCAGGACAATCCGTCACTTTTAGCGGCAGATGATACGGCGTGGAATAGCAATAAGGCACTTTATGTCTATGATGACACCAACGACACTTTGAGAGTGCCAGACGCAACGGGGAGAGTATGGCAAGGTGGGAATAGTGTAGAAGAAAAAGAAGCGGGATTGCCTAATATTGAAGGTGCTGGTGTAAACGTATATAGTTATGGTGTATATCCTCATTCATGGAATAATGGGGCTTTTGATGTAACTCATTCTCAATATGTGTTTAATGATATAGTTGACCTACCAGATAGTAGTCGCAATAGGGTTTCTTACTTAAAGTTTGACGCTTCTCATTCATCTCCCATTTATGGAAACTCAACAACAGTACAACCTCCAGCAATAACACTTATTCCTCAAATTAAATATTAAATTGAGAAGGTGATTACAATGTTGACAATGTTAACAGTTATAGCAATCGGATTTGCTATCGGAATCATCGTATCAATGATGTTTTAAGAACTAAGGAGTGATTTTATGGAAACAAAAACAGTATACTTATATGACATTCAAGGCTATTATGCAGGAACGCATATTCTCAACGAGCGTGACGATAAAACGCCCGTTACAAAAGAGTGGATTATCCCCGCAAACAGTACGGAAACGCCTATGGAGCTTGAACCGAAAGAACATTACCTTATTCAGTGGAAAGGGGAAGGCTGGGTATATGTGGAGGACAAGAACAACCCGCCTAAACCCGAGCCTGAACCGCCGAAACCTCCCACGCCAGAAGAAAAAATCGCAAGGCTTGACGCTGACTACACGCGACAAAAAAACGAATTATGCAACCAGTACACGGACGCACAGATACATAGCGACACAGAAACGGCGGCGGCTATTACAGAAGAAATGGCTACGCTGGATGCGTGGTACGATGAAGAATATAGAAAGATTATAGAGGAGGACTAAGTCATGGCTATCATTAAAAAGCGGTGTATTCGTTGCAGGAAAGAATTGAGGGGAGATGGCATTTGTCAAAATCCTGATTGTGTGAGGTATACGCCGGAAAGCGAACAGAAGCCCATTGAAGAAGTCGAAGCGGCATCGACGAGATGATGCGAGTATTATATGTTATTAAAGGGGGTGATGTTATGACGTAGCTGTTTTGAAGAAGCGGATAGGTTGTTATATGTTTACGAAAGGATGATTTTTATGGCACTTTCAGATGGGATGACCCCTGCGGATATTGCGGCGGTCACGAGAAACGGAAACGGCGGATTTGGTTTTGGCGGCGACAGCGGCGTGTGGTGGATTCTTATTTTGTTTTTGTTTGCCATGATGAACGGCGGCAACTTCGGCGGCAATGGTGCAGGTAACGCAATACTTCCCTACACGATGAATGAAAGCACACAGAACGCAATGCAGCGCGGTTTTGACAACCAGGCGATTCAAACGGCGCTGGGTAGTATCAACTCCACTCTTGCGAATGGTTTTGCAGACGCTGCCGTGGCTCGTTGCAATGCGCAGACCGCGAATTTGCAATCCATGAATCAGCTTGCAATGAGTTTGCAGCAGTGTTGTTGCGATAACAAACAAGGTATAGCCGATCTTAAATACACCATAGCGACGGAGAATTGCGCAGACAGGCAGGCAATATCCGACGGCATACGCGACTTAATGGCGCAGAATACGCAAAATACAAACGCGCTTATTCAGAGTCAGAATCAGGGCTTCCAGGGCATACAGGATAAACTGTGCCAGCTTGAAATCGACAATTTGAAGAGCGCAAATGAACAGTTGAGAACACAGCTAAATATGGCAAATCTCGCGGCAAGTCAGAACGCGCAGACGGCGCAAATTATTCAGGATAACAATGCGCAGACAGCGGCGCTTATCCAGAGAATAGCGCCCGCGCCTATTCCTGCATATCCCGTACAGAATCCGAACGGTTGCGGCGGTGTATTCGGTGGTTGCGGCGCAGCTTAAAGGAGGCGTTAATATGGCAGAGTTTACAAATGTGGGGGTTCAAACAGTAGCCCCCGGTGAAACTGTTATATTCACCGAATCGCCGGTAAAAAGCAGAAACATTATCGTTTACCACATGGACGGTACGGGAAATTTTGTGTTAATCCCTAACGGTAATACTTGTTGCAGAAGACAAACCACAAATTTCCTCGCAAGTTTCGGCGCGAATATTGCAATCCCTACAGGCGGAACGGTCGGGGAAATTTCTCTTGCGTTTGCGTTAGACGGCGCGACATTACCTGCAACGACGATGACGGTAACGCCCACAGCGGTGGAATCCTTCTTCAACGTTGCGCGAGTTTCTAATGTCCCGGTGTTTTCGGGATGTTGTCAAACATTGACGGTAAGGAACACAAGTACGCAAGCTATTTTGGTATCGGCGGCGAACATTGTATTAGAGCGCCCGGTCCGCGCATGGAGGTGAGAACATGGAAGAAAGAACTCTTGAAGGCATAAAATATAAAGTTGAAGATGCGCTTACAGAATTAGCTCAAAAGAAAGACTTAAACAACAGCGACCTTGAAGCGATAACGCGCCTTTTGTGTGTTTTGGAGCAAATAGGAAGAGTCGGGGGCACTTCGTATGGCAACGCCTATGACAATTCATATAACAGCTTCGGACGCGCTTACGATGGCGGTTCTTATCGTTCGCGCGGCTCTTATCGCTCTCATAACAGCAACGGTAATGGAGCGGGGTATAGTGGGCACGACATAAGGGGCAAAATGCTAAGTCAGCTTGAGCAGATGTTGGACAGCGCGCATAACGAGCAGGAAAAGAACATGGTTGAGTCCTGGATGAGGTACGTTGAAAAACAGCAGAACTGACGAGTAAATGAAAAAGAAGGTCACACGAGATAAAAATCCCGGTGTGACCTTCTTTTTTTATAACACCTTCGCGGCTTGCCTGCGTTTTTGGTTGCCTACCACTTGCCTACAAAACTTATTTTGGCGTTTGTTTTTATTGAGTTTCGTTAATTTTGCAAAAATTGGCGTGGTGCCAGTGTGGGTAAGGGTTGCAAGTTGTCGTTAGTTTGCTTTGATTGCAAATAATGCGGATTATC